TGAATAGCTGATGCACTATAAAACTTGCCATCTGTTTCTATTCTCGCCCAAGCTTTAACTTCTAATCCACGCTCATAGGTAAGAATACAGGCAGTTCCATTTTCTTTTATGCACCATATAAATTGATTGGGTTCTTTTTGTACAAACATTTCTACAATGCCTGACTCTGTAATATCTTCACTTAAGAAATTAAGATCATTACCTACATAGGTATCTTGTACTCTATCATAAACTAATTCACGAAGCCTTAGTCCGTCACGTTGCACATACACTACAACATCATTTGCTATTTCAGCTTGTAATGCTGCAGAGCCATAAGAGTTTTCTACCAGTGTAGTAATATTAGTTTGTGTAATTAATGCATCTCTATCAGCAGATCGAATAGATACAGCCGACCCAGCAGTTCCTAAAAATAAATGTTGCTTTCCTTGCAACCACTTAGGTTCTTCCGGTGAATCAACTGTACGTTTAATTGCATCGGTAGATAATGTACCTGTATTAAAATTAAATATATTATTAAATACAGATGCAAATAAATCTGCTGGCTGATCTTTAGCACCCGCCATCCAAAGTCTATTTTCAAAAAATTCTGTAGCCGGACAAAATCCACGATAAGTAGAAAATGAACCTTCAGACCAATGTATAGTAGAATCAGGGTCCTGAGCAGTACCACCAGAATCAAAGTTACCACCTTGTAGCATTGATACTACAGTAGCTGCTGCTTTATTAGTTGCTGCTATTTTAGATGATGCACTAGTTGTAAATGTTTCATTTGCACCATTTAAAGCATAAGTAAATGTATTTACATCTGTAACTGTAATTTGTGTTTCAATATCTGGGTTTGTTGTTGTAAAACCTAAACCAGATATAATGACATAATCACCTGTAGATAATCCGTGTGATGTAGCTGTAATTGTTACTACATTGCTACTTAATGCAGCAGCAGTAATTGCTGTTCCAGAGCCAGTAACAGAAGTTATCTTTACTAAACCTTTATGATAAATATTACCTGTAGAAAGACTAGATGCAAAATCACTTCCTGTGCTTCTAGTATATGCAATTCTTATTCTAGTATTAGCTCCTTCAGGAGTGTCAGATGCTTGAGCAAAGTTTCTTGATACACCGCCTGTAGTATTACCTATAATAATATAATCGTCAAAAGAAGAACCAGCAATACTTCTTTGTAATGTTAAAGCACCCTTCCAAGTTCCGTCTGTTGAAAACTCCCAGTTAGAAAAACTAACATCTAATGGGTCACTAAATGTTTGAGATGTGCCTCCACTATCTTCAAATGTAATTTCTTTTTTATTAGTAGCACGAATATAATCTATAGCCCAATTTGAATTAACGTGACCCTCATAAAATATAGCACCATTACTAGCTACCAAATTAGTTGTTCCTGTATAAATATTTGGGCTGGGTAATGATGGATCAATAGCTACTGTTGATACATTTTTTTCCATAGTTGGTGGATAAACAAACTCAATATTTTTAATAGAAAATGTAGGAGTAACTGTATCTCTAGTAAAAATCATTGTTTCTTTTGTGGGACAATTAAGAATTAATGTGTCATACCTACGAGTAAATTGAATCTGCCGCAACTCTGCTGTAGTATAATTAATGTTATCTGTTGGGGTTACATTAACCACCTGATCAACACCTGAGTCATCTGTGTAGTGTACTTTAGCGTAATTAGTACCTAACTCTATTACAAAACGAATATCGCTAGAAAAGTCAAACTCAATCATACGAGCTGGATTAGTGCCGTCTGGTGTATTTCCAGAGCCAGCAAGTTGCACAAACTCTGTACCCGCTCGACGCTCAACACCGCCTTGTGGTAGTACATAAAAGTTATCTAAATCCCGGCAACCTATTTTATAAACATCTAAATTGCTAAGGCCATCTACCTTGCGGGATACTTCTCCCACATTAAATGCTTGTGTGTAATTAATAGCCATTAGATTAGTGGGGATTGATTAAATCGTGAAAGTAAAAAGTCGCTTTCTTCCATCTCCCAATACTTGTTCTCTAATGTATCAACGCTTCGGGCTTGTGGAAGAACTACATCAATGTATTCTTTAATTAAATTATTTTGCATCACTTGATCTAATTGCATTGGGACCGACAGCTTGATAGCTAAGTTTTGCACAACACATTGCGTAAGAAATGCGTCTAACGTGTTTACATCTTCGGGTAGATGAACATAACATAAGTAAACATTATCATAATCACAAAGAATTGTTCGCCCTTCGACCACCCATTGTGTGCGGTCATCGTAGGCCTCTTTGTCGTCATATACATTAACAACCCGAACGCAGTCGTTAGGAAGCTGGTATTTATATTCAAACTTAAATGCTGGTACTTCCGTTAGCCGACTTAATGTTACTCGTTTTAATGCGCTGTTCCAACGATAAGTGCGGAGTACTTCTTCTAATGCTTGATTAAAAAAAATATTACAGAGCTTTGCACTCTGAACGACAGCTTCTTGGTCATTTTGATTAATGTCCAGCGAGGCAATAGTATCTGCTCCAATTTTAAGTAAAGCGTGGTTACAGATTTCTACCTTAGTCATACTACCTCCAAAAATAAAATGGAGGACTTACATCAGCAGAGAAGGTTGCTGAAAGCCCCCAAGTTTAATTAGTCTGCTACAGAAGTATCAGCAGCTTCAATCATTACTACTTTTGTTTCTTCCATACGAACTGCACCAGTACGCATAGCAGCATAAGCATAATAATTGAATCTCTTGTCTGCACGTTTGTCGATTTCAGTTTCGATACCAGGATTAGTTACCGAACGAATACCTGAATGACACCAAGCAAAACAAGCACGATCACCTGTGGTATCTCCATCAACAGGAGCATCAGCGGCACTCCAAGTAGATGAGAAGTCACGAGTCGCACCACCATTGTCATATACATTAGTACCAGCAGTATTAGTGAATGGGATCAAGTTAGAAGTAATAAACTCAAACCCATAGAAGCTATTAAGGTCACCAGAAACCAAAGCCTTAACAGAAGCAAAGTCCGAAGAAGTTACTTTAGTATCAGTCAATAACTGATGCAACTGCTTTGGATGCATAGCAATGTACGCTTTATTTAATGGATCATCAAGATCAACACCAGCAGACTCAAGAGTCTTACGAGTCTCAATAAGCTTGTCGATGTTCATGCCTGTGTTTGTTCCAATTTCTTTAGCAACTAACTGATCAAATTGAGCAGCAGTACCGCCACCTGCTTTACCAGTTTTAGCAGCTCCTAATGCACCGATGATGAACTCAATATCTTTCTTACGATTTAGAGCGTGTACCATCTGTTGAACATACTGAGACTCAGGATTAACCAACATTTCAACTTTGTCGAAACGATCAAGCATCAATCCAATGTCGTATGGAGTAGCTTCAACCATACGTCTTTTATGTTCAATGAAGTTATCAGGTGAATTAGGGAACGTGTTCGTTCCTGAATCTGAAGTAGCACGAGTAGCTTCTGTAGCAGTTACGCTAGAAAGCTGATCATAGAACTTTTGTTCACCTTCAATTGATTCCTCAAGACATTTTCCTGAGAATTTACCACCCTTAGTCTGTGTCAACAGATCAAGAGTATTTCCAAACTGCTTAACGAAAGCAGTATCTATTACATTTGCAAAAGCCATTATAATCTCCTTGTTTAAATTTTGGCTCAATTAATTAATAATACACTAATCGGCTTTGATTATCTCACAAGGAGGTCTTGCCTACCATTTAACGTCTGGTTGGACGGCAACTTAGGTGGGTCTTGCGATTATCCACCCTTGTTGCGTATAGATTTAACATAATTTAATTTTATGTCAAGTCTTTTTTAAAGGTTTTCACCTAACTTATTCATAAGGTCTTTACGCTTCTGCTGGATATGGTCCGGTATTTTTGTGCCGGTTTTTAAGTATTCACTAATTTCTTGGTTTATATCAAAGAGCTGATCCTTTAGTCCTGCCATAGTGTTAGTCTGATGATGGCCAATCTCAGGATCATCTTGAAAACGTGCAGCAATGTTAGCTAGTGTGGTTGCAAATGCAGGGTCACGCAGTAGCCCAGATTCGACTGCAAACTGCAAGTTTTCCTCTGGCATACCGTTGGCTTTAAGCATAGCAGTAATGCCGTTCATCATACCATCGTAGCCATCACCCCACTCACCCCGAAGCTCTTTATCCATAGCCTCGTCGGCTTCCTTCATTGCTGTGTTGGATTCTTCGATCTCTTTAGCAACCATTCCAAGATACCAATCCACAAGCTCTTCAGCTTTTTCTGGACTTGCTCCCATTGAGTGTGCTTGCTCTTTGAATCCCTCAACCGCATTCTCAAAGAATGAAGCCGAATCTTTGCCAACAAGTTCCCGAAACTCGTCACCAATCGTAAAATCATATCCGTCAGTACTTTCAGGGCGACCAAGTTTACTATAAAACTCAGCCCACTCTTCTTCCGAAGCGTCAGATTTAGGGATATCACCCTTTTTACCAGCGAAACTCTGAAGCTCTTTAATATACTTTCCAACTTCTGTAGCATCTTTGCCCTCCAGGTTTTTCCAAAAGCCAGCGTCTTTAATGTTTTCATCTTCTATCTGGCTTAACATAGAGTCAACAAATGACTCCGGTTGCTCATTGCTTTCTTCAACAGGTGCTTCTTCTGTTACCACCTCTTCAACTGTTTCTACTACTTCTTCTTCACTCATAATCTTCCCTCTCAATTTCCTTCATGTTGAGTTGTTTTTTTATAGATAGAATCACACTCCGTAGAGAGTTCATCTTAGATTCAATGATGGGGTCGTTGTACTCGGTGTAATCTTCCCACTTGCAAATCTGCACAAGAAACCTAGCTACCAAACAAGCGTTGTCATTTGCCGGGTCAAAGACCTCAATGAACGCTCGTCTTGTTTCTTCTGATAAATCCTTCTCGCTGTCCCACATAAAGTCGTAGGTCACTTTATCAATTATATCCATTAAATACCTTGTTGTTGTAGTGCTTCTCCAATTAACTCTGCGCCTGAACCAGGCTCCGGAGCTTTCTGAGTTTTAACATATGCGTCACTCAAAGTTTGAGCATTTGCTCGTTGTTGTTCAGCCATTTGCGCTTCCATTCTCATATTTCTCAATTCTTCAACTTCTGCTTCTGATAGCTGTAGATCAATCGGAACCATGTTAACTTCTTGTATAAACCGAGATGTTTTATCAGCATTTACGTTGTCTAATATCTCTGGCTTGAACTGCGCAATTTGCATCATCTGTTGCATCGCTGTCATTGTTCCAAACAACTCAATCTGCCGTGAAGCAATAGATGCTTTACCAACTAAATCAAATTCTAATTTTTGCTCAGATAGTTCTTCTATTTCAAGCTCTGGGAACATACCGGCTCGCATCATTACCCCAAAAGCCCGTTCTAAAATTGGAATAACAAAATATTTATTTAGTCTATTAACAGCGGGTGTTAAAAACTGCAATGAAAGATTTAAACGCTCAGATGACTCAAACGCTGTCATATTCTGTTTATTGAGAAGCGGATTAAACAGCGGTACATAGAACGCATCGAGAATCTCTTGTTCTTTCTTTTCAATCATCTGGTCATTTACAATTACGTTATCCATCGGACGCAACTGCTCAGGTTTAGAAAGCGGGTTTCCAGCATTCCAGTAAATAATAGAACCAGAATCGTTGCTGATGCGACGAACACTACCATCATTTGGAGCCAACCACGGAGGGTTGCTCACACGCTC